TTTTACAGCACCTTTAGTCAAAACACTATGAATATGGTTATTGATAATTCAAATTTTATCAATATGAATACTGAATTCAGAAAGCAAAGAAATCCTGACCTTAAAGACTTTATTAAGGCAAGGTATCAGGCAACTGTTAGCGGGGTTAAGGTGTGGAAGGGGTTTAATTCCGAAGTGCGTGCCATTAGCTACAAAGATAATCCTACTAGTGGTGTTGGGCTTAGTGCTAACTGGTTAATCCTCGACGAATGCGGTGTTTTTGGAAACATTGTAGATGCATATGGTTACTCTGAACCCCTTATAAAAGACGGTAGTACATACACAGGTGTAGCTCTGTTATTTGGATCTTCTGGAGACATGGATTCAGGGAGTAAGTATTTCTATGAGATGTTTACTAATCCTGAAAAATACAACATGTTAGATTTTGAGGATCCATTTAATCCTAATGGCAGGATAGGGTTCTTTAGTTCAGCTACAAAAGGCAGATTAGGCTTATGTCTTAATCCAGAATCTAAATGGTATAAAAAACCTATGGTTGATGAAGATGGTAACTCTAACTATGAAGCAGCTCAAGATGATATTGACTTTTTAAGAGCTAAGGCTAAACATGGTTTAGATCCTAAAGCAATTCATAATATTACTACTCAATTCCCTTGTACTTGGAAAGAAGCTTTTTTAAGAAATAAAGGTAATGTCTTTGGTTCTCCAGAGATGTTAGAATGGTTAGGTCATTTAGAGAATACTCCTAGTCTTAGAGGTCAAGCTCAGAAAGGTGAACTATTCTTTGATGATGGATATGTTAAATGGAGACCTAATGATGACTTAGTTCATATTACAGACTTCCCTTTAAGAAAAGATCCTAAGTCAGGAGAATCATTCTCTACAAATGGCTGTGCAGTGATTTGGGAACACCCTGAGAAACATGAGAATGGTGAGATACCTAATTACTTATATATTGCAGGATGTGACCCTTATGATCAAGATAAATCAGAATCTGGATCTCTAGGCTCATTCTTTGTCTATAAGAGATTTTATAGAGCGGATAGAACTCATGATATTATAGTTGCTGAATACACATCTAGACCAGATACTGCAGAAGAGTTTTATGAAGTATGTAGAAAACTATGTATGTATTATAACTCTAAAGTATTGTATGAGAACCAGTTAAAAGGTTTAAAGGTATACTTTGAACAAAAGAACTCTCTACAATATATGTGTGAACAACCTGGTATTATTAAGGATATGATTAAGGATTCTAGAGTTCAACGTGGATATGGTATCCATATGAATAGAGGATCTGGAGGTGCGGCGGGTATTAAAGATCAGTGTGAGTTATATCTTAAGAAATGGTTATATGAGGAAATTAATGGTGAGGTAGAAGGAACTAAACAACTTAGATTTCAGACTATTAAATCTATACCATTGCTAAAAGAGTTAATAGCTTATGATAGAGAAATAAATACAGATAGAGTTATTGCGTTAATGCTATGTATTTTACAAACCTATGAATTACATAGAATACATGTAGAAGAGCTATCAAATGATGCTAACCCTATTAGTAATTACTTAGAAAGAATTTATAAAAAAGGCCTTATATTTAATAGGAAGAATTCCCAATTTAACACAAGTACAAACCAATGAGTCAAGATATATACGCCAATTTAGGTGGTCAGAATTTACCACAACAAAAGTTACCTATGTCTAGCAAAGACAAAGAGTGGGGTAAGTCTTGCATTAATTATTATTCAAATTACAGATATACTAATGGTAGTAATCTGCGTTCTGATAGACTTAGAAAGTTAATTAACTACGATTTATATAATGGTAAAGTCAACCATAAGGATATTGAAACTATATGTGATCCATTGGGTATCAATACTTCAAATACATTTCCCGCTAGATTTCAACATTATGACATCATCTCTGAACCAATTAAGTTACTTATTGGTGAGGAAACTAAACGTCCAGATAATCATATTGTGGTATCTGAATCTCCAGATGATATTAACAGAAAGACTTCAGCAATTAAGGAAAAGATTTTCCAGGCTTTACAACAAGGTTTGGCTTATCAAATTGATCCTAATGCAGATCCTAATAATCCACCACCTCCACCGGAAGAAATTATCAAGCATGAAAAATATACACCGTCGGATATAATTGAATCTAAAGCTAACAAGATTCTTAAGTCTTTAAAGAAGAAATGTAATACTAGATTATTATTTTCTCAAGGATGGAAAGATGCTTTAATTGCTGGAGAAGAGATTTATTGGGTAGGTATTGAGAATGATGAAGTAGCTATGCGTAGAGTTAATCCAGTTAACTTAACTGTGATACTAGATGGAGATACTACTTTTATTGATGATGCTATAGCAGTAGTTGAAGAACGTATGTTGGCCATCAATACTATTTTAGATGAATATGGTGATATTCTATCTAAAGCAGATATAGAGAAATTAGAAAATTATACTAGAGGGACCTTTGGTTCTTTTAATACAGCAGGTGGATTTGAACCTCAGTTTGATGTAGTTAATGGACAAAATGCTTTTGCAGGAGTTACTCCAACTAATGCTTATAATGGAAATAATAGTAATAACTATTCTATTAGAGTTACTAGAGTTGAATGGAAATCAATGAAGAAGATTGGTGAGTTAACTTGGACTGATGAAGAAGGAACTGTTAATACAGAGATTGTAGATGAATTCTTTAATACTAGAATATTTAAAGAAGCTTTCCCTGATGCTAAAGTAGAATGGTATTGGATCAATGAAGCTTGGGAAGGTGTTAAAATTGGATTAGATATATTTACAGACATTAAACCTAAACCTAACCAAAGACGTAGATTGGATAATCCATACTACTGCAGATTAGGTTATACAGGATTTATATATGAAGCTACTAACTCTCAATCAGTTAGTTTAATTGACAGATTAAAACCTTATCAATATTTATATGATATTATATCTTATAGATTAGAGATAGCATTTGCTTCAGATCAAGGTAAGAAGTTCATCATGGACTTAGCTCAGATACCTCAAAGTCAAGGTATCGATATTGATAAGTGGATGTACTATCTTAAAGAGATGAATATTGCATTCATTAACTCATTTGAGGAAGGTAAGAAAGGTGCTGCTACAGGACAATTGGCCAACAAGTTTAATCAGTTTCAAGCAATTGATTTAAGTCTTAGTCAATCTATTCAACAATATATCAATATGTTGGATTACATTAAACAACAAGTAGCCTTTGTATCTGGTGTTACACCTCAACGTTTAGGTGCTATTAATAACTCTGAACTAGTTGGTAATGTAGAAAGATCTGTTAATCAATCATCATTAATTACTGAATATTTGTACGAAGCTCATGCTGAAGTTAAACGTAGAGCCTATACAGCAATGATTGAAGTTGCTAAGATATGTTATAAGAAAGGATTAGTTGCTCAGTATGTCTTAGATGATATGGGTATTGAGATGCTTAACCTAGAAGAGAATGAATTTGAGAATTCAGAGTTTAATGTATTTGTAACTAACAATACTAAAGATCTTGAATTAAAAGCTAAGTTAGACCAATTAGTTCAAGTAGCATTACAGTCTGAAAAAATAGATTTATCTTCAATAGTTGAAACATTAATGAATGATTCTCCTAGAGATATTGTAAGATTGTTACAACGTAAAGAAGAGGAGTTCTATAAACGTCAAGCTGATAGTTCTAAAGCTCAACAAGAGCATGAAATGAAAGTTGAAGCTATTCAACAACAAATGCATGCTGAACAAGTTGAATTAGATCATTTAAAACTTGATCAAGAAAGATATATTGCTGAAGCTAATAATTCTACAAAAATTCAAATTGCTGAGATTGGTGTATTTGCTAGACAACAAGATTTAGATCAAAATGATAATGGTATCCCTGATCCTTCAGAGATTGCGGCTAATGCATTAAAACAACAAGAATTATCATCTAAAGCATTCTTAGAACAATCTAAGATTGGACATGATAAATCTAAACATGATGCTCAGTTAGCTCAAAAAGATAAAGAGATTAGAATGAAACAAGATCTAGAAAATAAGAAACTTGAACAAATTAAAATTCAAAATAAGAATCAAATTGAATTAGCTAATAAGAAAGCTGCTTTAGATAAAGATATGATGAATAAAAAGATGGAGATAGAACGTATGAAGTTGGCCGCAGCTAAAGCTAAATCTAATAAACCTAAAAAATAATGGAAGTACCTAAAGTAAAACTTGGTGGGGTTAAAAACCCTTTTGCATCTAAAGAATGCATTGATATATTAAATTATAGAATTGAGCAAGAAGAATATTCTAGTCGGCTATATCAAATAATGTCTTTATGGTTAAATGATCATGGATATACTGGAGCAGCTTCAGCCTGGTTAAAGGATTCTGAAGATGAGATGAAACATGCTCAATGGGCTAAAGATTTTCTTTTAGATATGGGAGTAACTCCAAAGTTACCGGCTTTAAAAGAACCTCCTCAAGTATTTGCTGGATTACCTGATATTATTAGACAATCATTTGCTCATGAAATAATGGTTACTCAACAATGTAATGAATTAGCTTCACATGCTATGAAATATGGTAATCATTTATTATATCAATTAGCTATGAAATTCTTAACTGAACAACAAGAAGAACTAGGAAAAGTTCAAACTTATATAGATAAATTAGAAGCTTTTGGTGAAGATAAGATAGCAATGAGATTATTTGATACAGAATTAAAAGGATAATAAAGCTATAAAAAGTTAGTTAACTGTCTAACTTTTAAAATTAGGAGACAATAACCAAAACAGTTATATTTATAGTATATTACTAATAAGGCAAGCATGAGTAAGGAAAAACAAAAGGAATTTAATATCCTAGATACACCATTTGGTGAAGGTATGGAAATGCAGTTTAATGATGAATATTCTTCAGATTTTAAAGAGAATAATTCAGTAGCTCAACCATTACTTGAAAATCTAGAAGACGTGACACCAGTTGATGAAACTAAGGAAGTTACAAAAGAGGTTGTTAAAGACATCCCCAAAGAAGAAACTAAAGCACCTGAAGAAGTTGCTGAAGTTGAGACTAAACAAGAAACTACTGAAGAGAGTTCTTCTCTCAAAGTATTTGCAAGTTGGTTAGGAGATAAAGGTTTAGTAGACTATGATGAAGAAACTTTTGAAGATTCTGAAGATGGTTTAAAAAAACTAATGAGTACTACAGTTGAGAAAGAAGTTGAAAGGTATAAACAAAGTTTACCTGAAGATGTACACAAACTTGTAGAATTTGTTGAAGCAGGTGGAGATCCTAAACAATTTATGGATCTTTATTACAACCAAAGTTCTTGGGCAGACTTTAAATTAGAAGATGAATCTGATTCAAAAGTTGTTTTAAAAGAGTATTTAAAAGCTCAAGGTGAAGATGAAGAAGAAATTAATGAAACTCTTGATACATATGAAGTTTCTGGTATATTGGAAAAGAAAGCTAAAACAGCTTTAACTAAATTACAAAATGCTGAAAAGTCTTATCAAGAACAGTTAGTTGAAGTTCAAAAGAAATATGATGCTGAACAAAAGGCTTTAGCTAAAAAACAATATGAGGAGTTTAAAGACAAATTATATTCTAAAGATGAAATTCAAGGGTTTAAGTTAACTCCCAAATTAAAAGATAATCTTTGGGACTTCATTATGAAACCCGATAAATCAGGTAAGACTGGTTTACAGAAGCATAATGAAACTAACGAAAATGCTCAATTTATGTATGCTTATTTAGCAATGAATGATTGGGATATGAGTAAGTTAGAAAAACAAGTAAAGAATAAAGTAAGTTCAGAGTTAGCTAGTAAGTTATCTAACTTTAAAGGAGATAGTAGATCTAAATTAAAAACTGGTCAATCAGATAGTTTTAGTCAAGAAAAATCTTCAAGTAACTTCAGTGCTTTCCGCCAAGCATTAAATAATGGCTTAATTTAAGAACAATTATTAATTTAATATAAACAATAAAAATGCAAATTAGTCCATTACAAATAACAAACATGAACTGGCATGCGGGTCTTACTCAAGATTCACATTTGTCTAGTTTCTTTTTAACTGAGCCAGCTATTGCTAGTCAAGTT